AACCGCTGACAGCGGCTACGCCTCACGCGACGCCATCGAAGGCTATCGTGCCGGCATGCGTTCGATGTCCGAGATCCTGGGCGAGGGTGGGTTGACAATCGACGAGCACCTCGACGCCATCGAACAGGACGAGCTTAATATCCGCGCACGCATGGAGCGCAGTAACCTGCCGCGCAGTGTGTTCGGAATTTTAACTCCTAACGGGCAACCGCCTGACATGTTACCAACGCCAACGCCATGAGCTTTTCCCGCATTATTTCCAAGGTCTACGGCGAGCCGTGGTTTATTTCCCCCGCAGGATTTGCAGCCATTGACCGCATTTTGCGTCCGCGTATCAACGGCGATTACAACAAGATGCCGGACATGAGCGCATTTGTGAATCCTCGCGAGGAGATGACCATTGACGCTAACGGCATTGCTCACATCGAGATTTGCGGCACGCTGGCACGAGATATTTCCCCCATTGAAAAATGCTGTGGCGCAACCGATTATGAAGACATCGAGGACGAACTTGAAGCCGCAATGGAGGCCCGTTGCCGTGGAATTTGGCTTGAGATTGATTCTCCCGGCGGTGCTTGTAATGGCAATTCTGAAGTGGCCGACGCGCTGCAAATGATCAGCCGCAAGGTGCCCACGCTCGCCTATACGGACGGGCTGGCGTGCTCAGCGGCGTACAACATCGCCGTCAGTTGTCGAGAAATCTGGGCGTCTCCATCGGCGACCGTGGGCAGCATTGGCGCGATCATTCCGTGGATTTCAACCTCTGCGATGTGGGCTGAGGAGGGCATGGAATGGGATCCGATCACAAACGCCGAGGGCGATTTGAAAGGCGCAATGATGGGGCCGGAGCTTACGGCTGCTCAACGTGCGTCGCTGACCGAGTACGTCCAGGACAACTTTGACCTTTTCCGTTCCAACGTGCTACGCAACCGCAACGTGCCCGCCGAGGCAATGCGCGGGCAGGCGTTTCTCGCAAGCCGGGCACTGTCAAACAAATTGATTGACAAGGTTGCCACCGAGGAGTTAGCGTACGCGCGACTGTTGGCACTCGTTGGTTAACACAGTCACCACCTCTTCTTAACGCCGCCCGAGTTTCACGCTCGCGCGGCGTTTTACTTTACATCGCGGGCATTGGTATATGGAGCTTCCTAATACCCTCGCCGAGGCGCTTGAGGCGCTGACTGTCGCCCGTGCTGACGCGCAGGCTTTTGAGACCCTAACCGCCGAACACACGGCGACTTTAGCCGCACTATCTGCAACGCAGGCCGATCTAAGCGCAGCAGTGTTGGCGTTCCAATCGCTTACCGCCGAGCACACCGCAACGCTCGCAACTATGGCCGCTGCCGAACTCGACGCCGCTGCTAAGGCTAATGCGATTGTCGCAAATCTTGGCGTTGATCCCGTTGCAATCGTTGCCGCTGATGCAGTACCCAAAACCAAAACGGAACTTTGGTCCGAATATAACGCGCTTCCCGTTGAAGCACGTAACGAATTTTACCTAAAGCATCGCAACACCCTCCGCAGCTAAACCACTCTAAACTAACACTATATGTCCAACACAATCGCAGGCGTAAATCTCGCCCAAATCGCTCAGGAGTCGCTTCCTGCGCTTCAAGCTCTCTTCGCTCCACTCGGCGGCATTACAACGGATTTCTCTTCCGACATTGCTGATCGTGGTGCGTCTATCACAACCCGTTATCCAGTAAATGTTACCGCTCAGGATCTTTCCTCTGGGTTTACTAGCACTGGAGTCACGACTGTGGCCAAAACGATAAGCCTCGACAATTACCCTGGTTTTGTCTATGGCTTCAACGACCTAGAAAGATCCAAGTCCTCGATCAACCTCAACGATTTGTTCATGCAGCCAGCAATGCAAGCCGTTGGCGAAAGCATGTTTGGTACGTTGTGGAATTTGGTAACCGCTGCAAACTTTACCTCGACTCCGCTTACGTCAACTGCCGCAAACTTTGACCGCTCGGACTTGGCAGACCTTCGCGCACAGTTGAACACGCAGGGTGCCCCTCAGCAGGGCCGCGCGGTAGTTCTTTCGCCCGCGTATTTTGCGAGCTTGCTGAAGAGCCTGAACACCGCTGAGTTCCCTGGCTTCATTCGCGAAAAGGCTGAAGGCTTCATTCCTCGCGTTGCTGGTTTCGACGTTTACGAATCAACGCTTGCAGACGCAAATAGCGAATATCTTCAAGGTTTTGCGTTTCACAAGTCCGCGTTGCTGATGGCCGCTCGCAGCGTTAACGCTGACGGCGCTGTCCAGACCGGCACTGAAATTCAAGACGTTGTTATCCCTGGTCTAAACCTTCCGGCACAATTCAGAAGGGCATACGATAACCGTCAAGCGGAATTATGGTATTCTTTCGGCGTATTATTTGGCGTTCAGAAGGGGCGCTCTGAAATGGGCGTCCGTATCGTCTCCCAGTAAACTTAACCGGGGCGGGGGTTTAATCGCCTCCGCCCCTTTGAATTATCCAATTATGAGCGCAAAACTGACAATCGTCACCCGCGACAACGAAGTGATTCTGACCTCTGACAATTACGAAGAGGCGGTGGAATTGTACAAAGCCTGCAATGACACTGGACTAATTCGGTTGTTTTTGCTGTCCGAACCAGACCGCGAAAAGCGCAACAAACCGCAGGCAGTGGCACCCGTTGCAAAGCGCAAAAAGACCGACTAATGGGCGTTTGGTTTGATATCGCAGCTAATGCACTTGCTCAGTCATTGGACTTTATGGGCGAGGAATTTGATTATCTCGGCCAGACTTACAAAGGCGTGATCAACGAAACCAACACGTCTGAAGTTCTAAATTTTGGCGGGTTTGAAACGCATATCAGTTGCGAAATTTACATGCAAAAACGTGGCTTTCCTACACCGCAGAAAGGCGACCGACTAACCATCCGTGGCGTCGAGCGTCGCATTGTGCGGACCGCAGATCGCCCGACCGCGTGGAGCATTTATTTGGAGGACGTCTCCCGATGATCGGCGGCATTTTAGCGGCAGCCATTGCAGACGCGCTTAAGCTTGAGTTTCCCGACATTTACGTCGGGGAGCCGCAGGACAACGAGCGCGTGACCTCGCCAGCAATCTTGTTGCAGCTTCGCTCGGACTCGGTTGTGGGCTCGCCGCTTGGGCGCGGGCAGTTGACGGTTATTCCCTGCTCGCAGGCCGACGATACGACCCCGGCGGATCACGTTGCGTTTGTAGCGGCGGTGGATGCGTTCATGCGAACCATTTCGATTACGTCAACTGTCGTGCAGCTCGCCGGGATCGTGGCGGTATCAGATGATTCCGCGCACGCCGAGCGACACTGGCAAACACCTCTTCAGTACATAGTTGGATTCTCACCTGTTTAATTTTATGGCATCATTTGGCGTCGCATCCACATTTGGTTTAACGGCTCCCAGCGGCTACCTTCAAAGCTCCGAGGAATCGGTTGACGTTGAGGTTGCCACTATTAAGGGAGCAACTGGGCAAGTCGTTGAGGCAATTCGAAAGCCGCGTAGCACTACAACGGTCAACATCAAGACCAAAGGCGACGCTGCACTTAGCACGGTTGTTACTGGAAACTTTACTGCGCTCTCAATCACGAGTTCTAAGTTTTCGCAAAGCAACGACGACTTTTCCACAAGCGAAATCACCGGAACCTTTTACGAATAAAAAATTATGCCTTCAACTTTTGGAATTACTAAAATCACAGGCACGTTGATTGAGTCCGTTGACGTTGAGCACAAAGCCGACCTCAAACAACTCATTGCATCCGACGGCACTCACTCTGCGGCTCGCAGCGTGGATGATTCCTATTCGTTTACGGTCAAGGGCAAAGGCACATGCCCTGTGTCAGCTGGCGGCAGCACGGGCGCACCGACTGGCGTAACTGGGAAAATCATTATCACAAACGCTACAAACTCGGAATCAAACGAGGATTGGAACGGATTTAGTTACTCGGGCACAGGCTACGTGCACGCTACCTAATTGTTAGATTTGAAGTATTTATGAAGATTGGACAGACCATTGATTTTGTAAAAGACAACCTGCACCCGCTCAAGTCACCAAACACCGACCTGATCGGGGCATGGCTTACTTGTGGCGGCAGTTTATTGCAGGAGGATCCCTACTCATGGACCGTTGAGGACTCCGAGCAAGGACCGCGACAGACGATGACGTATCACATCGACAGCGGCAAGATTGCTGATTTCAACGGCACCAAAATGGAGTTCCAGGAGTTCCGAAATTCGTGGAACTCTCGCGAGTGGTGCGACCAAAACCCTGAGCACCCGATTTCTTACATGCGGCTTTTTCGCGATAACATGGTGCGGCTGAAAGCGTGGATCCGCGATGAAAAACCTGCCGTGCTTATCCGTCGGGGCAACCGGGTTGCGGTTATCCATCCCGATTTGCCCGAGGCCAAGAAAGCAAAGATCCTTGCTGAATTATGATTAACGATTTTTTAGACGGAGAGAAAACCATTGGCGGCATGCAATTCCGTCCGTTTACGCTGGGATCAAAAGCCGCGTGCGAACAAATGGGTCTAACGATGTTTACAACTGGCGAACTCTGCAAAGATCCCGGTGAGGCCGAGCAGCAACTAATTGCTTTTGCTTGGATCCACGTTAAACCGCTGCCGGACGTACTCAAGGCGCTACGTAATGGCACCGCTGTTGATGATGCGCAAGCGTTTGGGTTTGAGATTCCAATCAGCGCCGTGTCGGAAATGATCGCTGAAATTAACCGCATCTCGGACCAAGCAAAAGCGAATGCAGTTGAAGTAGTTGATCGGCCGGCACACGGAAAAAGCGACGCACCAAAAAACTTTGTCGGCCAGACGTAATTGAAAGCTATGTCTACGCTCTGGCCACAAACTACGGATTTACGGAGCAACAGATCCTTTGGGAACTGCCTTACCATCGCGCTCTGCGGTATCTTCACGCCTCTTTGTGGGCTAACGGCGCATGGACAATCAAGCCAAAGCAAAACTCAGCGGAGGAGTTTAAAAGCCTCCTAGACTTTTGCGCAAAAGTATCCTCCGATGAATGCGACGATTAAGGTTAATTATCAGCAAGAGCAGTTTCAACGGTGGCTTGGCAACGTCCTGCGCACGAGTAAGCGCGAAGCATCTGTGGTCGCGCAAAAGCAATTTAAGGGAGTGATTGCAAAATGCTTTTTGCTGACTCCTCCAATGTCAGACACATCTTTTGCCAAAGGATTTCGAGCAGCAAAGGCAGCAATCAAACGCGACACGGGTAAAGCGTTTTTGCCCATATCGGACGCGCTAAGTTTGGAGAAATTAGCCAAGCGCAAAATCCAGATTCCAAGTGGCGGCGTTTCTGCCGCATTAGCCTGGTATAAGCGTCAACAACGACCAAGTAAAAAGCCATACGTCGACAAAAAGCGACCGATACTCAAGTCGCAGTTGGAGCAAGTCCGCGCAAAGCTACTCGAGCACGTTGGCGTTACAGCGGCTGGATGGTCTACGGCAGCGGACTCTCTCGGCGTAAAATATCCAGCATGGATTGCGCGGCTAAAATCAAAAAACTCTGGCAGTTACAAGTTTGCAACTACTGACACAAAACTCAAGATTGAGGCAAAAAATACCTCCAATCATTCGGATTCTAGCTACATTCAAAAAGTTCTAAACCGGGCTTTTGGGCGGCAAGCTGACGCGATGCGCAGGCAAATCATTGCGGCGCTTGCAAAAAAGAAGGTGGATCCAAACGCAATTCAATGGGGGCAAAGGAGTTAATTTATGGCATTTGAAGCAGCATTAAATCTCGATGTCACAGGCTTTAGCAACGGCATCAAAAAAGCGTCAAATGATGTAAAGTCACTTGGCGCATCCCTCGGCAGCATTGCAGGCGGCGCAATCATGGCGGGCCTTAGTGCGGCAGCGGCAGCGGCTGGCGCTGCTGTGGCTGGGATGTACTCGGCAATGGAAGCTGGCGGGGCGCTGGTTGACCTTAGCGAGCAGACGGGTATTGCTATTGACAAATTGATGGTGCTTCAGACTGCCTTTAAGCAGGCGGGCATGAGTGCCGAGGACGTACAGCCAGTGATTAACAAAATGCAAAAGGCCATCGTAGGCGCTGCAACCGCTGGCGGGCCCGCAGCAGAGGCATTTCAGCGTCTCGGATTGTCGGCGGCTGAATTGTCAGGAATGGGCGCTGATGAGCAGTTGCAGGCCGTTGGAGAGGCTATTTCTAAGATTCAAAATCCTGCGCAGAAGGCAGCGGCGGCTATGGAGATATTTGGCAAGAGCGGAGGCCGAGCATTAGCGTTATTTGCCGCTGGGGGACTTGATGACGCAGCCGCAGCCGTTGGCAACCAAGCACGATTGATGCGCGATAATGCCGGAGTGTTTGACCGCATCACAGACGTTTTAGGAACGGCTGCAACTAAACTGCAAGGGCTATTTGTGGGGATGGCTAGCGAGGTGGCACCGATGATTCTTTCAGCGGTGGAGGCATTCAACGGCATTGACTTATCGGGGCTTGGGCAGCAGATCGGCAGCGTAGTTGCTATTGTGTTGGAGGCGTTTTCGTCTGGCACGCTGGGAACGCTTGTAATGGAATCATTAAACATGGCGTTTATAGCGTCTGTAAACGTACTTTCGTCGGTGTTATCGGCGGCGATTGCTGGAATCATGCAATTATGGCTGGAAGAATTTTCATTATTTACGAGCTTGGATTTCTGGGGGGGGCTACTCACAACACTTGTGGGAATCGCGCAACAGTTTATCGGGTTCATGGTCACCGGAATCGCCAAGATTCTTGCAATGTGGAAAGACGTGCCAGTGATTGGGGCAGGCGCGTTAAAAGCATCTGAAGCCGCTGCGGCGTATGGCGCGGAAGTATCTGCCCGAGGCGCTGGCAATACGTCCGCAGGTTCGGCAGTGTTGCTGCCAAAGCTCGCAGACTCTGCGACAAACATTGCCAGCGCAGCAAAGACTGCTTACGACAGCGCACCGCAAATGGAGCAGAGCACCGCATTTGGCGATTTGATCGACAAACTCAAAGCGCAGGCAACCGAGACGCAAACGGCAACTCGTGAAAAATTTACGACTGAAAAGCCAGCAAGCTTGAGTGTTGAAGGCATTACCAGCACCAAGGGCCCGACTAGCATCAGCGACCAGCTATCAAGTTTGCAAAAGGTTGGCGGTGGCGGAGGCGGCATCGTGCAGAACACCATTGCTGATCAGCAACTCAAAGTGCAGGAAACAATGAGCATGCATCTGCAACGATTGGTTGAATTAACAAAGGGCAACCAAAGCGGTGGCGGCGCGTATGGCGGCATGGTTCTAATGGCTTAATTTTATGGCGACAATTACACAAGTTGAACGCTCCGCAGATCCTACGGGGTTGGTCACAGAAACGATTACAACGCAGGATTTTGCGGAGTTAGAGCCAAGCGGATCAGCAAGAAGTTACAAAATTAGCCAAGCTGACGGAGTCTGGACTCGGGTAGAGGAGTCATTTGCAGAGAACCCCGTGGTCTATGCGGTTGATGTATCGACGACGCAAGAACCAATCGAGTCACATCCATTTTTTCAAACCATGACGGCGAAGGATCGAGAAAACTGGGCAATCTGGAAACAGAACCCAAACAACCCAGAGTTGAATGAATGGACTCCAGCAACTTCAAGAGATTCAAATTTTGTGTTGCTTTACGATTTTTGGCAAAAAGGCATTACAAATTATTTTGCGCCTCGTATCGTCATCAAACAGACCACATTAGAGACTGAGGCACCTAATGTTGCCGATGTTGGCAAACTATCGGCTACGGGTTATCCCGGCGACACTGGCTCTGTTGATTTCATTCTTGCTGGCGTGTCCGCGCAACAGGAGGGAACTTACTTTCGCATGACACGAGAATATCTGGGAAGCGCATTGGGGACAGTCTGGAACGCTGACATTTACGGCTAATGAACCTTCCAAAATTTCGTAGCGGGCAAGAGTTAAACTCGACATTGCTCAACCAACTCTCCGCAGGCATCCGGCGGGCACAAGTGACAAGCGTCATTGGTGGCACGTTTGCAAGCACACCTGGTGGCACTGCAATCATGATTGATGCACAGACACGCGGCGGAGGCGCCTCCAATGCAATCTGCCCATTTCAAGTGACAACTGCCAATGATGGCGACACTTGGAAGTTTAGCATTGCTTGGGGCATGGTTGGCGTCCCTCCCGTTCTGCCAATTGGTATGCTACCCAACAACGACCCGCCGCTAAAAATGGATTGGAATAACGGCTGGGTTTATATGCGCGTGGAATTTGTTGAAAATGACACTGCGGTAAAAGAAGTTCAGTTCAAAAATGAAACGAAAATTCCCCCTGCTGATGAAACTTACGCTTATTATCCCATAGCCTACATTGACACGGACTCCAGCGGCGGAACGCCTACGCAACGCATACAAAACCTGTGCAGTGCGCCTATTCCCAGCGTGTGTGACCTTGCATTGCCAACCTCGCCATGAGTGCTCAAAATTGTCAAGCAAGAGCATTGTTTAAGACTTGTAAAATCACGATTGATTACAATTATGAAATAATTGAAACAAATCCAAATGCTCCAGATTTTGATTTTGATATAACTTTCAAAGGCAAATATGAATCAGATCTTTTTTGCAATTTCACAAAAAGAGAAGTCAGTTGCGGTAATTTATTAGCGCATAAAAAACAAAAATTACAAAATCAAAATATAGGATGGGCGCATAAAGGGTTAGATTCTAAGATTGTTCGTGACTTTTCAGCTGGATACCCATTTCCAACTGCTGGAACCGGAATTGGATACGCATATCCAACAGAATATTACGCTTCTCAAAAATACCCCAATCAAAAAGGGTATAAAAAAGAATCAATTCCTTTAATTGAAAAAATTAGAAACCGGCAAGAATTCATTCCATTATACAACGGAAGACATGTTTATGATGATCCCAACAATGGATTTAATTTACCTCATTATCTTGGCCCATTTTATTACAAAATAGAAGATTCTGATGACCCATTATTTGGATACCCACCAAATTTCCCTGATGTTCTTGAAGAAAATCAATGGGTGCTTTTTAATAATAAAACTGTTTTTGAATCAAAAGATAAATATTCAAAATGGCTTAACTTGTATTTAAGTGAATTAAAATCACCAATATATTTTCCAAATGCGCCAAACGATCCTGAAAAAAATGTTGTTAAACGAAAATTACCTACTTTATTTTCAACGGAATCCGCATGGTTAGAATTTTACAATTCAGCAGGCGGTAAAGGAATAGATTGCGGTGGAAATTCACAATGTGGAATCAATTTTTATTTGCCGCCTTCAAGCGATGGAAGTGGAATAATTTTAACATTAAATTTGCTTGGACAAACAGCTTCTGGAGAATATACGCAAATTCCATCTTCTTATAATTTTGAGCAGTTAGATAAAGATCGTTATAGTATTTCTCCTTTTCAAACTATAGAAAAAGATGAAAATGGAAAATTCAAACTAGATTTGAATGGAAATGTAATTTGGAAACCATGGCAACAGTTTAATGATATAACAATTCAAAATTCACGTTTTGCATTTCAATTAATTGATGTAGATAAATTTGGAGTTTTTAATATTAAGCAAAAAGGATGTAAGGAATTAAAAAATCAGATTTCTTTAATAAATGAAAATTTATACTCAACAGATTATCAATTAAATTCATTGTTGTTTTGTGAAATTTTTGAAAATGATTTAGACAAATTTATAAACATTCAAGAAGCTTATCCCGGTCAATTTTGGAGTTTATTTCTTTTGAAAATAGATTTATTTAATTTTCAAACAATAATTAATGTGTTAAAAAGATTAAAAACAGTAATAGCTCAAGCTGATAACACAAAAGTAGATATTGAACGAGTAGGTAGAATTGACGAGCCTTCCGCATTTGGTGGCGTAACAAGTTATAGGCTTGCAATCAAGTACACCATTGAATACGAAGACCTATGACTACCTTCCCTCGCTGGCTCATTGACAAGCGTTTCCGAGTCTGCCAGGCTTGCTCTCAGCGCGAGGACTGCAAGGCCACTGGAAGCCTTTTTGACGAGCTTCCGCTGTGTCCTATCGGGGCACATCCATCGGCAACGGACGAAATGCGCTGGGAACGGGCTTGGCCGCAACACGCTCAGGCGGTTAGCGGTTGTTGCGATTCTGCTTTACATTTGCCGCTATAGTATGACGCCTGCCCACTTTAGCTTCAGCCTACATCGCGGGGCTGATTTTGCGACGGGCTGGCAATTATTGCAGGATGACATTCCAATCGTTACCGCTGACGACACCTTTACAGCGCAGCTCCGCAATTCGGCGGGCGCGGTGTTGGACACGCCCAACGTGGTGCAGACTGGCGATACCACCACAAATTTAACAATCCCAGCATCACGCACGATCGGCTTGCCATTGCAAACTTTGCGACTAGTGGTAGATTGGCATCGACACGACGGGGCTGTAATTTCTCTACTGATCGGCCGCGTGGCTGTTTTTTAAGATCCAATTATGTCACACTGTCCGCCAACGGATTGCCATCAAGATGGCATTCTATCCATCGAGATTTTTACGGGGCCTCCTGGGGTGCCTGGGGCAACGGGCGCTACAGGAGGCGGTGGCGGTGGCGGCGGTGGCGGCTACATAACGCAATGGATTGAGAGCGACGGCAGCGCATCTTATTTGCTGGCAGGTCTAGGCAACGACGCCACGCACTATCGAGTTAGCGTCTGCGGCGTCGAGCAGAGGCCCAACGTTAACTTTACAACGTCCACCTCTGATGGAGGGGTAATTACGTTTCCCGTCGCAATTCCAGCCAATAATCAAATCGCAGTTCAAAGAATTTTATGAGCCAACAAAACCTACAGAAAATCAGCCGTTTCATCCTTGCCGATGATGTCCAAGCGTCGCTATTCGTCCAACGTGGAGCTTTCGGGCTTAACGAAAATTACAAAATTAACGACATCGTTTTTTACGCCGGCAGCACGTTTGTTTCGCTGTCAAACAACGCAGGAGCAGCGTATCCCGATGTTGACGGCACCAACTGGGCGCTTTTTGCGCAGGCTGGGGCAACTGGACTAACTGGTTCAACTGGAGTTACGGGCGCAACTGGAGAGCAGGGGATTCAAGGAGCTACGGGTGAACAAGGGATTCAAGGTGCGACTGGTCAGCAAGGTATTCAAGGCGCAACGGGATCTATTGGCGCATCGGGCGCAACGGGCGTTCGCGGGTTGCAGGGCGAGGTCGGGGCAACTGGGTTGGCGGGTGCTGACTCGACTGTACCCGGTCCAACAGGAGCAACTGGGCAGGCATCAACTGTTGCTGGGCCCACGGGCGCAACGGGCGTGCACGGCGCAACAGGCGAGGTCGGACCTACAGGCGAAGTCGGGCCTACTGGCAGCACTGGCGAAGTTGGACCTACGGGCTTGACTGGATCGACGGGCGAAGTCGGACCCACTGGAGAAACAGGGCCTACAGGCATCCACGGCGCTACTGGCCCTCAGGGAGCCACTGGCGAAGTTGGGCCTACTGGACCGCAGGGCGCTACTGGCGTCCACGGCGCTACTGGCCCTCAGGGAGCCACTGGCGAAGTTGGGCCTACTGGACCGCAGGGCGCTACTGGCGTCCACGGCGCTACTGGCCCTCAGGGAGCCACTGGTGACCAAGGCGCAACAGGTCTTGGCGACAAATACCAGACGACCTCGACATCTACGTTGACTGTGCAAAATGGTGCGCACAACTTTTTTGTGGAAGCTGGACTTGCCTACTCGCCAAATCAAACGGTGATCATCACCGACGCAACGGCAGCGGGCAATCACATGCACGCAACCGTGACCTCGTACGATCGCGCGACTGGCGAAATGTATGTTAACGTCACCGCACACAGCGGCAACGGAACGCACAGTTCATGGATTGTCAATCTCGACGGCGCAGTTGGTGCCGTTGGAGCAACTGGCGCAATCGGCGCTAGTGGATCTACGGGAGCAACCGGCGAAGTCGGCCCTACGGGCGAAACTGGAGCAACTGGACCCATCGGCGCAACTGGCGAAGTCGGTCCTACTGGCGAAACTGGTCCTACGGGCGTTGATGGCGCTACCGGCGTTCATGGCGCAACTGGCGAAGTAGGTCCGACTGGAGAAATGGGACCAACTGGAGCAACTGGAGAATTCGGAAGCACTGGTGCAACTGGCGTGCAAGGCGACGTTGGCAGCACTGGCGCTACTGGCGAAGTTGGACCTACCGGGGTGACTGGTGCCGTTGGTAGCACGGGCGCGACTGGCGAACATGGATCTACTGGCTCCACTGGACTAATCGGCGCGACCGGTCCGTACGGCCCGTCCGAAGCCGCTGAGACTGTGTTTACTGGAGATGGTAGCGCAGTTGCCTTCAGCCCGATCATTGGCTACGCAGGCGACAATGCGGCGTCAAAATACATGGTTTTTATAGACGGCGCTTACCAGCTAACTGACGCTTACACAATCGATTCCGTCAGCGGTAACGGACGCATCACGCTGAGTCAGACTCCCGCAGACGGCAGCAAAATCCTCGTGCGTGCGCTTGGCACTCAGGATGGATTTGTGCCAGTCCCCAATCTGTTGTTGCCCGCTGGCGTTAAGGAACCTGCGACCATTGCCACTATGGCTTTTGGCGCTACGCTTAACGTTGACGTGTTGACAGCCAGCGTTGTCGTGTCGACGGTCGAGGCAACCAACGACAGCGTCATTAACGTGCGCGGTAACGGTAGCGTGGCGCTAGATAGTCACATGGCTATTGGTCAGGTGCTTTCGCTGGCGGTGCTATTGAAAAATGGTGCATCGGCGTATAAGTTTACGGACTTCCTGATTGATGGGGCATCGGCACCAGTCATCTGGGCAAATGCCGCTATACCAGCGGGTAATGCGTCTGCGTCGGATTTGTACGCATTCACGATCATCAAGACGGCGGCTGCTACGTTCTCAGTTCTCGGCGACGTAGTTAAGTTTGCCTAACTGCGGTCAAACCTTAGGGGAGTGGTGCTGTAATGGTGCCACTCCCCTTTTTTCAAAATACAATTTTATGCCTATTTTAAGTTCTCTTTCCGTTCTTGGGGCGCACTTTTCGTCACCTTCAAGTGGAGTTTATCAGCCTTCCATGTATGCCATTCTCAACGGCTCTTCAAAGCTTACTGGGTTAATGAGTTCTGTGATTGCAGACGGAGATTTCACATTTGAGTTGTGGACAAGTCGTGCCTTCCAACAAAGCGACACTACGCTTGTGACAATCCAAAGCAACATTGGACGACTCGCAGATAGTTCCAGCGGATTGGCTTATGTCAACATTCCAGCCGGTCACGTTGACTATTTTAGCAAGTTTGTTCCAACCGACGGCGCTTTCCATCACGTTGTTATGCAACGGGCATCTGGCGTTGTGAGCGCATACGTTGACGGTGTGTTAGCGTCTGGATCTGCCAGCGATGGCTATGATTTCAGCTCTGCTGGGTTACTGCTCACAATCGGTTGTCTGCCCGAGGAGTTCGGCAGTTACGTTGGCAATATCGCCAGCGTCCGCGCGTCCAGTATCTCGCGTTATTCTGGCGCAACGATTACGGTGCCGAGCGCACCATTTAGAATGGACGGCAGCACGCTAATGTTGGCTCTCAACCAATCAACGTTGGAATCTGGCGTTACAAATTACGGCGCGACGTTGGTAGGGATCTCCTAAACTGCTTGGCATTGACGCGCAAGGGTCAGTCTGCTTGATTGCGGGCTGACCCTTTTCAATTATGAGATTCCACGTTTTAGGTCTTCCACACACTGTCACATCCGAAGAATACGTCGCTTGCGCTTTCACGCAAAAAGTCCTCAAATTTATACGCATGTGGAGGCGGTACCGGCCTGAGGATCACATCATACATTATGGGCACGTTGACTCCAAAACCGACGCGCAAGAGCACGTTGCAGTGATGGACAACGACGTTTTGCAGCGCACTTACGGCGGCTATGATTGGCGCAAAGAGCAGTTTAAACACTCGGCTAATGACCTTGCCGCTGAGACCTTTGCGCTACGGGCAGCGGCAGAAATTGGTGTGCGTAAACAGCCGAACGATTTCATCCTCGCATTCTGGGGCGGCGGCTGCGCTAAAGCGGCCTCAATGCATCCCGATTTGATAACCGTTGAGCCTGGCATCGGATCCGGCTCGGCGTGGGCTAAGTGGCGGTGTTACGAATCTGAGCCATTAAGGTCAGCGCACGTTGGCACCGCTGGCGTTTCGTTTTGCGATCCAAAATGGTACTGGACGGTGATTCCGAACTATTTCGATTTAAACGATTTTGACGCAACACAACCACGGGAAAACTGGGCGCTGTACATTGGGCGGTTGGGCGTCAACAAAGGGCTTAACATCGCCATGGACGCTTGCGCACGGGCTGGGATTCAGCTCGTGGTTGCGGGTCAGGGCGAGTCCGAGTTTCTCAAGTCCCAGAACTTAACAGCATGGCCGTCACACGTTAATTTTATCGGCTACGCGGACCTTGAGACGCGCAAAAAGCTAATGGCACGGGCAAAGTTTGGGTTCCTGCTTTCGACATACTGGGAACCGTTTGGCGGCACTATGGTTGAGATGCAACTTTCTGGCTGCGTTCCGATTGTTAGCGACGCGGGCGCAATGACGGAAATCATCATGGATGAAATCAACGGCTTTCGTTGCAGCAATATGGGTGACATTTTGCGAGCTATCCGTAACGTTGACAAAATCAACCGAGAACGTATGGTAGCGTTTGCCCGAGCGAACTTTTCGCTAGAGGCTGTCGCACCACGATTTGAGCGGTATTTTCTGGACGTGTTATCCGTCTACGAAAAACGCGGATGGTACGAGGACCACAACCGTGAACTCGGCAGGGGCTGGCAGAAAGGTTTGAACTACGCTCCGCTTTACATCGGGGGCTAGGGTAGAGACCCTATGAAAATACTTCTTGCACGCTTACAAGAACCCTCGACCTACGCCGGACTAGCTGCACTGCTCGGCCTCGTTGGCGTCAACCTGCCAGACGCCAAGTTTCAGGCGATAACGCACGCGGTGGCAGCAATCGCCGGCGCGTTGGCAATCTTTCTTGGTGAATCCAATGGTCCTACTCCTCCTCCAGTCGCTCAGTAGTTGGTTGCAGTTGCGCGTAATCTCAGCGCACTGGCAACTTACGCAAGAAATTGAACGCTACTGCGATGAAACGGAAAACGCTATTCTTACCGCTCGGGCTGCTGGCGACGACGCTCTCGCTGACCGCCTGCGCCAGCGTTTCGAGCGTGCCAGTGGCATCGCTTTACCCGCCCTCGGGGGTGCTGCATCTGCAACGGGGACAGATATATC